ACGGAGCGTAAAGATGTTAAAAACCCTAATTCTTGATATAGAGACAGCACCTAAACGTGCATATGTGTGGCGAATGTGGAAAGAGAATGTGTCATACAGCCAGTTGATTAGTGATTGGTTTATGCTAACATGGTCAGCTAAGTGGCATGGTGAGAAGCATATCTATGGTGATAAGCTTTCACCTAAAGAAGTGAATGAAGAAAACGATTATCGTATTGTACACTCACTACGAGATATGATGGATGAGGCAGATGTTATTGTTGCACACAACGGTGATAAGTTTGACTTACCTTCTATTAATACACGCATGGTGGTTAATGGTATTACACAACCTTCCCCTTATCGCAGTGTTGACACACTGAAGATTGCAAAGCGTAATTTCAAGTTCAGTAGTAATAGGCTTGATTATCTAGGTGAGATACTTGGCTTAGGTCGTAAGCTAGACACAGGTGGTTTTGACTTGTGGGCTAGATGTATGGCAGGTGAGGCAAAAGCTTTTCAAGAAATGCTTGACTACAATATGCAAGATGTGGTATTGTTAGAAGCTGTTTACGATGAGCTACGTCCTTATCATAAGACACATCCTAATCAGGGTGTAACAAGTGATGTACCTGTTTGTCCTAAGTGTGGTGGACAGCACATGCAGAAGCGTGGCTACTCTGTTACACAGGTGAGTAAGTATCAGCGTTATCAGTGTCAGGACTGTGGATCATGGGCGAGAGGTCGTACCAATCTACGTGACAAAGAAGAAATGAATGCAACACTATTGGGAGTATGATATGTTTCCAGATGATGATGAATTAACCTATGATGATTACAATACTGCGCGTAAAGTTGTGCAGATTGGTGGGAATCACTACGTTAAAGCTATTCAACCTTGGGATGCTATGCAATCATGGATGACAAGTATGGAATTTAAAGGATTCCTTCGTGGTAATGTTATCAAATATGTAGCTCGCTACAAAGAAAAGAACGGTGTAGAAGACTTAGAGAAGGCTATGCACTATTTAGATAAATTGATCCAAGAAGAAGAAAGAGAATGATTCAATTATACACACCAAAGTCTACATTCACTGTGGACTATCCAGAAGCAGTACAGTTTGCAGACAAGCAAGCGTCTATCTTTTGGCCTCACAATGAGGTTAAGGTAGGTAAGGACAAGCAAGATATTTTGGTGAACATGACAGAAGCTGAACGACATGGTGTTATCACTGTTCTAAAGCTGTTCACTAAATACGAGCAAATTATTGGTGATGAATTTTGGACTGACTTTGTCTTTAAGAAGTTTCCACGTCCTGCTGACATTCAGCCTATGGCTGCTATGTTTGCAGCAATGGAATTACAGGTACATGCTAAGTTCTACAGCAAGTTGAATGAAGAGTTAGGCTTAGCTACCGATGAGTTTTATGATGAGTACACACATGACAAGGTGTTGTCAGATCGTATCAAGTTTCTACATGATACCCTTGATGATAAGGATGACCTGAAAGCATTAGGTGGTTTTGTGTTTGCTGAAGGTGCAATCTTGTACACAAGCTTTGCTTATCTAAAACACTTCCAGAGTCAAGGTAAGAACAAACTATTAAACGTCGTAAGTGGTATTAACTTTTCAGCACGTGATGAGGCATTGCATTCAGAAGCTGCGGGATGGTTATTCCAAACATTAAAGAAGGAGTTAAAAGATGCGGGAAAAATTGATGAAGCGTATGAACAAGCTTTATACAAGCATATCGTACTGGCTGCTACGGAAGTCTATAAGCATGAAGAAGCGATAGTTGAAAAGATATTCGCTAAAGGACGAGTTGAAGGCATCACAGAAAAGCAACTCCTCCACTTTGCTAAGAGCCGTATTAATGTCTGTATGCGTAATATGGGATACGATAATCTTTATAAAGTCGAGTATAATCCGGTTGGTGAATACTTTTATAAAGGGGTGAACGGATTCCAAGCTACAGATTTCTTTAACAGTCAAGGTCGTGAGTATCAACGCGATTGGTCAGAGAAAGGATTTGCATTTTGAGCAACATTTACAACAAACTCCGAGAAGAGAGGATGCATCTACTAGAGCAGGACTTAGTACCTGAGTGGATGAGTACAGCAGGTTATCAACTCTTTAAAGAGAAGTATTTGTATCAAGCAGACAATCCTCGTGAACAATACGAACGGATTGCTGCCACGCTCTCAGCACATACTGAAGACCCTAACATGTGGCGTGACAAGTTCTTCCACCTTCTATGGAAGGGATGGCTTAGCCCATCTACACCTGTATTAGCTAACACTGGTACAACACGTGGACTTCCTGTATCATGTGCAGGTACATATATCTCTGACAACTTAGACAGCATCTACAATGCTAAGCATGAAGTAGCTATGCTGACTAAAGCAGGATTCGGTACTGCTTCCTATCTAGGTGATCTACGAGGACGTGGTGATAGTATTTCTGTAGGCGGCAAGTCTTCAGGACTACTACCCATCATCGAAGGATTCCAGAAGGACATGGAGTATGTATCACAAGGTACAGCACGTAGAGGTAGTTGGGCAGGTTATGTACGAATTGACCACAAGGACTTTGATGAGGTTTGCGACTATCTATTCGCACACCCCGATGGAAACAACATTGGTTGGGTTGTCGGTGATGATTTTATTGATGACCTGAGACAAGGAGATGAAGAAGCTATACGCCGTTACGGTAAAGCCATGAAAACAAAGATGGTTACAGGTAAAGGTTATTTCTTCTTTGACGATAAAGCCAATAACAAGCGTCCACAATGGTACAAGGATCAAAACCTAGACATTAAGTCTAGTCAGTTGTGCTCTGAAATCATGCTGCATAGCAGTGAAGAATACACATACACTTGTGTACTATCTTCAATGAATCTGTCTAAGTGGGATGAATGGAGAGAAACAGATGCTGTATTTCAAGCAACAGTGTTCTTAGATGCTGTAGTTCAAGAGTTCATTGAACGTGCTAAGAATATGGCAGGGCTTGAGAAAGCAGTGGCATTCACTAAGAACAGTAGAGCATTAGGCTTAGGTGTTTGTGGATTCCACTCTTATCTTCAGCAAAACTTAATTCCGTTTGAGAGCTTTGAAGCTCACCAATGGAACACTAATGTCTTTGTTCATTTAGACACCGAGTCACGTCGAGCATCAGAATACTTAGCTCGAACATGGGGTGAACCTAAATGGATGAAAGGCTATGGGATGGCTAACACCCACCGATTAGCAGTTGCACCAACTAAAAGCACAGCGTTAATTATGGGCGGTATTAGCGAAGGCATTAATCCTGACACAGCAATGGTTTATACACAACGCACACCTGCGGGTGAAGTTGATCGTATCAATCCTGCTCTGTTGCGGTTGATGAAAGAGAAAGGCGTGTACAACCAAAAGAACATCGAAGAAGTACGAGATGCTCATGGCAGTGTTCAACACGTCGATTGGCTAGACGACGATGAGAAGCTTGCTTTCCGTACAGCATTTGAGATTGATCAGGATGCTGTAATCCGGTTAGCTAGTAACAGAGGACGTTGGATAGACCAATGGCAAAGTTTAAATCTATTCTTTGCAGCAGGTGAAGATGAGGGCTACGTGAACAGTATTCACAAGAAAGCCTTCCTCGATCCTAACATTCTTGCTCTGTACTACGTGTACAGTAAAGCAGGAGTAATCACTAACAAAGACGAATGTCTTGCATGTCAATAAAGGAAACTATTATGAAAAACATTATCGCAATTGCAGCTATCGTAGCATCTTCAGCATCATTTGCTTTCATGGATAACACTCACTCAGGCACTGAGGGTGGTATGGCTAACTCAATTGAGAATAAAACCACTGGTAATGCAGAAGCACGTGGTACTGCAAACTTCACCATGTCATTCTCAGGTTCAGCAAAAGCTATCGGTGACTTCTTGTCTGACACCTTTGGTCAACAAGCTGTAGACGGTGCAGCTGCCTCACAAGATAAGTAAGGCATAAAAAAAGGGGAGCTAATTGCTCCCCTAATTCTTACCATTTGACTTTGTTAGCCCAGTAAGCTGCTGACATCTTTCCTTTCGAGATGTTCTTCTTATGTCTCGCCTTAAAAGACTTCCTACGGGCTTTCTCAGCCGCTGTCTTAGGACTTTTACCCGCACCCTTTACTCCCTGTTGTCCGAAACGAATAAGCTTCTCTTTGCCGCCCTCACAGGCTTTCACAACGTGTGATTTCTTAGGATGAGAAGGTGTTCGCCTTGGCTTATTGCAAGGCATATTCTTCTTGCTTGTAGTCTTTTTCTTAGGCATTAATAACCTCGCTTAGCCTTACTTTTTGCTTTGCTTTTCTTAGCTCTCTCACCACGTTTAGGTAATTTAGGTGCTTTAGATTTAGTCATTTTCTTGCCACGACCAGAATAATTCATAGTTATTTCCTCTTTTTTCCACTAGCTGTTGTAGACCACTTTACTTTTCTTGGACCAGTTTTCTTACTGGCTTCTTTCTTGCTGATTTTAGAAGCAACTTTTTTAGGTCTGCATGCAGGATATGGTCTCTTAGAACCACCCTTAGCACTTTTACGACCACAAGGTTTGCCAGTTTTGACATCAGTCCATTCTTCACTAAACCACTTACCGAGTCCACCTTTCTTACTTTTTGCCACGTTTAGCTACCTTGTTGTTTCCACCTTTCCAACCACCACCTTTTTCCTTGTACCACTTAGCAGCCCAAGCATTAGCGTATGCGGATGGATAAACTTTAAATTTCTTTTTAGCAGCAGCTTTAGCTCTCGACCAAAGTTGCGGATTAGTTGGAGTTGATTTAGACATTACTTCCTCTTCTTTTTGTAACCAGAGGCATAAATAGCTTTACCTTGCTTTTCAGCAGCAGCCTTAGTCTTATACACTTTTCCAGACTTGCCCCACTTATACCCACCTTTAACTTTGTGTACAGGCATCACTTCTTCCTTGGGCGACCACCCTTTCCACCGTTGTCAGCTCTGTTAGCACTGCGTGAACGAACACGAGTATTGCTACGAGAATTACTCCCACCAGAGCGCAACGGTTTTTTATGATCCACGTCTTTACCATCGCCTTTCCTCACTTTACCAGAAGCCATTGCACGTTTACGTGCTGTGTTTCTTTTTGCTCTCTTCTTCTTTTGAGAAGGTTTGCTGTGATACGAGTCGTATTCTTTCTTATAGTTTCTTGCCATGTTCCTCTACCTTATCGGCTGCCCACTTCTTCAATCCACCAACAGTCTTAGCTTTGTTGACAACGTTCTGATTGTTTTTTATTGATCTTTCAGACATAACATCTTCAAGTTTTGTATCATCATCACCTTGTAGTACATCAAGCCCAACACCTAAGCCTAAGAAGTGAGTGATATACAGGTTTGTTTCATTCACAGGAATGTTACGCCTCTGCATCCCTTGAGCATTTTCATCAGCCATATACCCTGCCATTCGACGAGAAACTACAGGATCATAACGTAAATCCAATAGCTCTGTATTAGACTTACCTTGTTTTAGTTCTGGCTCATACTTATTCACAAAGTCTAAGAATGTCTTGTCTAGAAATTGGTAGTGTCCTGCTGCACCAGAGGTTTCATTAAATGCTTTCGGATCATTACTAGATTCAATTGACCTAGAAATATCTAGATAACGAGAGTATTTTTCTTGCTTTTGAGGAGATGGTAGTGGAGCACCACTGGTTAGTGATTCCTCATATGCTTGTTGCTCAACATCATCCTGAGTGTATGTAAACTCTCTATTGTTTTGTTGCTCAAGAAATTGAATAACTTCATAGTCCTGTGTATCATCAGGAAAGTTATAATTAATACCTTCGTAATTAACATCCATTACTTAAATCTCAACTGTCCATTTTCATCTCGTACAACTTCACGAGCTTCTTGCTGCATTGCCATGCCCATTTCTTGCTCACGAGATGGTAGAGGTAGATTACTGATTTGCTGACTTAAACGACCTGAACGCTTCAGCACCTGAACAGCTACTTCATTACGAGGTTGATTGTACAAATTACTGGTAGCTGAAATGATTTTATTCAATGAAGCAATCGGACCTGCATTAATCCTTGCCATTTTCTTCTTCATCTTACGCATCATATTCTGTTGTTCTGATCCAGTTAGTTGATTGTTTAATGCCCATTCTGTTGCAGCACGTTCGTTGATGCGGACAACCACTTGATCACCTTGCAACTCTGGATAAACAAATGCAGTGGTTTCTGGACTATCTACGTTCTCAACATCCGATGGATAGGATGTGCCTTCTAGAACACGTTGAAGACTATTAGCTGCACCATTACCTGCACGTTGTACATGCTTTGCCATAAGATCATTAATTGACATTTTAGCTTGAGGAGCATTTTGTAATGCTTGGCGCATACCCTCTGCTGTAGAAGGTGAGTTTAAAACATCAATGAAACTATCCACTACTTCTGGTTTATAGCTATCTCCATCTTCAAGCATTGTAGCTATATTCTCAATAATCTTGATTGAAGTGTTACGGCTTTCTTCTGTAGTAACATCAGTAGACAAGATTTTAGTTAGAGGCTGCACCAATGAACGAACGTCATCAGCTGTAGCAGCTTGTTGTTTTTCCTTAGATGGTGCAGTAGGAAGTTTATTAGGATTGTCAGGATCAGGTAGAGCAGTAGCAAAAGTTTTCATGCTCTTCGATAACAGTTTGTTAAATATTTCTACAGGAGCATTACTATTTTTTAGTATTTCAGCCACTGCAACATACGCTTTAAGCTCTGGAGATTTGTATATCTCTTGTTTAATGGTTTCAGTCTCAAACGCATTCCAGTTTTTAAGACTATCAATTGTAGTCTTACCTTCTATCAAATCAATATAGTCTTGATAGGGAGCTACAATACGTGTTAAGATGTCTTCAAATTGGTCTCGTGTATCAAATCCTGCTGCATATTTTTCATAAATAGAAGCAGCAGCACGTTGTGAACTTTTTAACTCTGTGATTAAAGCTGTACGATCATCTTGAGACATATTAGAAATGGTTTGAGCACTAAGCTCAGCACCATTTAAATATTTATTTACTGTTTGTTGAGCACTTGTTCGGCTTGTACCTGCATAACCTATTTGAACACTTGGATCACTGAAGTGTTTAGAATTAGCTTTATCAACAGTATCTTGTTTAACAGCACCAATTTTAGCTGTTGTTTCTAATGATTTAAGCTGCATTTCTTTAAGGTTATTACTAGATCGAATCTCACTCAAAGCCATGTATTTTTCTTGACCTTCTTTAGTGTACACTTCCCCCGGAAGCATACCAAAGTTTGTCACAGAATCATTTGCTACTTGTGTAAGAATACGCTCTGCATCAGCTTCTTCTTCAGCCATACGAGCAAAGGCAGTTTTAGCACCTTGACCTGCCGGATCAATACCAATAATACTAGCAGCAGCCTGTCTAAATTCACGCTCTAGTCCCGGAGTTCTAGCAATCTGCTGCTTCAACAAAGCTTCAGCTCGT